AACTGTTCGTCAGGTTTATTCTGAAGGTATCTCTTTTGGATACAGTCTTCAAGATATCCGCAATGCTCAGATGGCTGGCAAAAGCTTGACCAACCGAAAAGCAAACGGATGCCGACGACAAATGTTGTCTCTTGAAAACAAGCTGGCATTTCACGGCGATTCAACAACTGATATCCCAGGATTTATCGGTTCTGCGAACATCAATGCAGTAACGATTCCTGCTGGTGCTGCGACAACCACGCCTTGGGACACAAAGACAGCAGACGAGATCCTGAATGACGTTACCCTTATGGTGACAGCGATTGTTGACGGTTCTAATGGAGTAGAGAGTCCAAACACTCTTCTTCTTCCTATTGAGCAGTACACACTGATCTCCACAAAGCCAAGAAGCACTACTTCTGACACCACCATTCTTGAGTTCATGCTCAAGTCTAATGCGTGGATTTCAGAAGTAATCCCTGTATATGAGCTGAAAGGTGCTGGTGCTTCAGGCAAAGACACAATGATGCTTTATGACAGGAATCCTGAGAAACTTACCCTTGAAGTTCCTCAAGATGTTGAGTTCTTGAAGCCTCAAGAAAAAGCCCTTTACTATGAAGTTCCTGTTCACGCAAGAACTGCTGGCGTAATCATCTATTACCCAAAATCCATAGCTCAAGGCGACGGAATCTAGTAGCTACTGACCTCCGATCTGTACGCAATAATTGCAGGTCGGAGGTTTTATAAAATCTTTTAGGAGCCTCACAATCATGTTAATAGAGCACACAAAACCTTGTTCACGTTTCATCGGGTCACTGCACCTGATACCAGGCATCAATAAAGTTGATGACAAGCGGTGGGATGAAATGACAAAAAAAGGATCAATTTGGTCAGATCCAATAAAGGACTTGATCGCCCTTGAAGTTCTGAAAGTCAGCGATCCTCGCACCAAGCCAACAGTTGCTTTAGTCGAAAAGACTTACGATGTTGATCTTCTTGAAGAGTGGCTTGTAGAAGCTAAAGGCCCGTTAAAGGGTGCTTTAAAGAAGCAAATTAAGGCGATGGAAATAGAAGAGGGTTTATAATGGCCTATGCCGATGTAACTGCAGCTTATGTGGATATCGTATCTTATGGCAAGTATGCCACTCGCACAGCGGATGCTGCTGCTTTTGATGCTATTAAATCCATGCAGTCGCAGTACATGAACCCAAGCACCGATGCTGTATCTGATAAGAAGTACACGCATGGTTTGGCCCTTTTGGTTTGCCACTACTACGCCTTGGACGATACTCAATCTCCCGATTCTGGAGGCTCTGACGCTGTAGTTGGAGCGGTAACCACTGAAAGAGTTGGGAGGCTTACCCAGACAAGGGGTATGCAGCCGTATTTGGGAGTAGTGCCAGGCAGCAAGACCTGGTTGATGCAGACCAAATACGGTTCCGAATTTTACTACATGATGAAGACTTTCAAACCCACCCCTATCGTATTATAGGGGGTGGCAACCCATGCTGAAATTTTCTTCCAAAAGCACTGTTCGTCAAAAGGACAGAGGACAGAAGCATATCCTTAGTCAAATTGCATCTGTGGGTAGGGAAATTACTTTATCCACAGGCATTCATTGGAGAGAGGGAAAGACAATACCCATCTTCAATGGCAGAAAAACCCACAGATACACCCACATATCCCAATATGCCTTCTTTATGGAGTACGGCACAAGGAACAAGTCTGGTGGATGGCACAGTCCTCCAAGACCGTTCATGACAATTTCCTACAATGCTTCCAAAACCAAGATGGAGCTTATGGGTATTGATGGATTGAAAAGAGTATATACTGGTAGGGGTACTTTCATGGGTATGATGGAAACATCTGGAAGGTTCCAAAGAGAGTATATAAAGGGAACTATCAGACTGTTGAACTATCCTCCAAATAGCGATTATGTAACAAGAAAGAAACAGATTTTTGGGAAACTCCAGACACCTCTCATCTATACTGGGGCCATGCACAATGCCGTTACCCACAGGGTCGGGGTTTCAAAGGCGCGTAACATGGTTAAGCGATCAATAGAGAAGATTGATGACTTAATAACAGAGGCGAGCTTATGGCAATAAATTTTGAAAAGTTTAGCTTGGGCAAGGTATTGGTAACGGTGAAAAGGTATACTGGAGCCTATGTTTATGGAGTTTTCGTAAAAACTTTGGGCAGCACATTCACAACATGGGCGAGCGCACAGCCATATGAAACGGAAGAACAGGGTCAAATGTACCCTCCAGCTGCCGGCCAATACTCAGACGAACTGCTGATAATGTACACCTCTGAAAGAATTTACCTTAATGATAAAGAGGTTACAGGAAACCCTGTTAGTGATATCATCACAGTGTACGGTAAAGATTGGAAGCCTATCAAAGTGCAGCCTTGGCAGCACTTACAACTACAACATTATGAAGTTTTGTTGCAGAAACATGATGGTGATTAAGGAAACTAGGAGCAAGCTATGGCAATTGCACCGATAAAAGCAAAATATGACCTGCTACTTGCGTTTTTTAAGTGGTGGGTTCCTGCATATCTGCCTGGGACTAGACTTTACTTTTACGGTCAAGCAGCTCCAAGGCCAGAACAGCCTTATGTGTCTGTAAACATAAAAATATCCAGCTCTGCAAAAGGGCGGGATGAGAATTTAGTCTATAGTGATTCCAAAGCGTATATAAGAGGATTTCGTAATTTTGTGTGCAAAATAGAAGCCTTCGCAGATAGTTCTTCCAGATACAATGGTGCTTTAAATTCTTGGGAAATGCTTGAGGAACTTAGGTTCTCTCTTGGCTACCCCGCTGTTGAACAATACATGGATGAAGCATCGTTTACAGTAAGGGATTCTGGAGAGGTTGACGAGGCGAGTTATATGTTAAATACTACTCTTGAAATGAGAGCGACATGGGATTTGTCTTTAAGCACTGCTATAATTCAGGATGTAAATACTGAAGCCGGTGCAGTAGAGAATATAGGTATAGGTGGAAGTTATTCAGCTAATGGAGAGGCAGTTTCGGTAGAATCTGACTTTACCATAAGTCAACCATAATAGGAGGAGCCGTAATGGGTTCAATAAAGAGCATCGTAGATGTGCAAATTACAAGGGATACCACGGTTCCTTCAAGAGCTGGGTTCGGTACTGGAGCATTTGTAAGTGTAACAGCTTCATTTTCAACAGCGACAAAGAGTTATGCGTCTGTAACAGAGGTTGAGGAAGATGCAACTGCTGGAGCCGATACACTTGCATTCGCAGGTTTTTACTTCGGGCAGTCATTAGCTCCAACAAAGTTAACTGTCATAAAAGAGGGTACTGGAAGCGCGCAGACTAGTACTCTAGTATTTGATGCAGCATTGATAACGGATAATGTAATTAACGTGTATCTAGATGGTGCTGCGCTTGCAGACGTTACTGAAACTTATGCAGCTAGCAATGCTGATACTCTAACAGCCATTGCCGCTGCGCTGCAGCTGCTCCCCGCCATCACTACTGCGGAATCTGATGGAACAGACACCCTCACAATCACATGGGCCGATAATTTTGGCCATAGAGCAAACGTATTTGTAACTGATGGTGCTTCTCAAGCAGAAGCCGTCCATGCAGTAACTACTGCTCACGTAACCGACATCGTAGCAGGTTTGAGTGCAGCTGAAGCCTACGACAACGACTGGTATGGCGTTGCACAGCATTCCAGACTAGATGCCGACATCTTGGCAACTGCTGCATGGGTACAGGGTCGCACCAACACAAACCCAAAATTGTTTTTCGCTCAAAGTGATGACGCAAACATACTTGATGTTGGCGAAACTAGCGACGTAGCTTCTCTTATGAAAGCCTTGGCATATTTCAGAACGTCTGTCTGGTATCATGCTCTCGATGCAGAATTTCTTGAAGGTGCTTTGATGGGTGGCCAGCTTCCACAAGATCCAGGCTCAATCACATGGGCATACAAGACTCTTTCTGGTGTTACTCCTGACACAGCAATGACATCTGGTCAGAAGTCCTCTGCTCATGGCAAGAATTGCAACACCTACGACACAGTAGCAAGTGTAAGCATCACTGAAGAAGGCAAGGTATCTGATACTGGTTCTGGAGAGTGGATTGATGTTATGCGGGGCGTTGACTGGATAACAGCCAACATGACAGCAGACCTGTATTCCATGCTTGTTAATACCAAAAAGGTTCCATTTACCTCAAATGGATTGGCTACTGTTAGGTCAAACATGAGCTTGTCACTATTGAAAGCTCAGGCAATGGGCATCTTGTCTACAGACACGAATTTCAGCATAGTCATCCCTGCCCTTGCAGATATTTCGGCAGCTGACAAGGGAACAAGGACATTGAGCGGTATTACCTTTACGGGTGTTTTGCAAGGGGCTATCCAGAAAATTAATGTACGGGGAACAGTAACCCTATAAGGAGAAGTTATGACTCAGACTAAAGATTTCGACCCAGGTTTATTAAAAATAACTGTTGGTGGTCACGCTGTAGAGGGATTTGCTGATGGTACATTCCTTTCAATAGCCACCAACAACCCATTTTGGACATTGGCTGCTGGAGCTTCTGGAGAGTTTGCACGAAGCAAGTCAAAGGACAAGAGTGCAACAATAGAAATTACATTGATGCAAACCAGTTTGTCAAACAATGTACTTTCCGCTTATGCACTGGCAGATGACACAGCAAACACAGGAAAATTCGCGCTGGGCATATTAGACGAGAATGGATTTTCGATCTACACCGCAGCAGAGGCATGGGTACAGCAAATGCCAACCGTCACTTACGGAAAAGAGATTTCCGACATTACATGGGTGATCGAAACTGGTGGCCTTACTCCACACTTTATTGGTGGAACTGTAGTTACTGAGGGAGTAAGTCAGTGGAACTCTCCTGAGATATCGCAGTACAACTTGCCGAAGGTAGATGACAGG